GTATGTCTTTTAACATATTATTTTTGGACGAATTTGCGTTTGTTCCAAATCACATTGCAGAATCATTTTTTGCATCAGTATATCCAACTATTACCTCAGGTCAAAACACAAAAGTAATCATTGTTTCAACTCCACATGGTATGAACCATTTTTACCGAATGTGGCATGATGCCGAAAATGGCAAAAATGGATATATTTTTACTGACGTGCATTGGAGTGAAGTTCCCGGTAGAGATTCTGCATGGAAAGCACAAACAATTGCTAACACAAGTGAACAACAGTTTAAGGTTGAGTTTGAATGTGAATTTCTTGGATCTGTTGATACTTTGATCGCACCATCTAAACTCAGAAACTTCGTGTATGACCATCCTAAGACCCGTAACGCTGGTTTAGACGTTTATGTGGATCCAAGTGAGGATTGTGATTACGTAGTCACTGTAGACGTTGCTAGAGGGGTTGGAAGTGACTATTCCGCATTCGTTGTTGTAGACATAACTCAATTTCCACACAAGGTTGTTGCCAAATACAGGGACAATGAAATCAAACCAATGATGTTCCCAAACATAATATATGAAGTTGCAAAAAATTATAACAATGCTTTTATATTGTGTGAAGTAAATGATGTAGGAGATCAGGTTGCAAGTATTCTTCAATACGATTTGGAATATCAAAATCTTTTAATGTGTTCTATGAGAGGTAGAGCAGGTCAAATAGTTGGACAAGGATTTTCTGGGAAGAAAACTCAACTTGGAGTTAAAATGTCCAAGACTGTGAAAAAAATTGGATGTCTCAATTTAAAGACAATGATTGAAGAGGACAAACTCACTTTTAATGATTATGAGATTATGAGTGAACTTACGACTTTTATTCAAAAACACAATTCGTTTGAAGCAGAAGAAGGTTGTAATGATGATTTAGCAATGTGTCTTGTAATTTATGCTTGGTTAGTGTGTCAAGATTACTTTAAAGAACTTACAGATCAAGATGTTAGGAAACGTCTTTATGAAGAACAAAAAAATCAAATAGAACAAGACATGGCGCCTTTTGGTTTTATTTCTGATGGTTTAGATGAAACAAGTTTTGTTGATAATGATGGTGATAGATGGTTTACTGATGAATATGGAGAAATGTCATATATGTGGCAATATCAATAATAATGGAAATTGATAAACAAATAAAACTAAGCCACTTATTACTTAATGACAGAAAGTGTAGAGTTTGTGGGGAACTTAAAAATTTAGTAGGAGAATTTTATAGAACACGTAAAGATAGAGGACCTGTAGCATCTTCATATTCTTATGAGTGTAAAGAATGTACTATAAAAAGGATAAATGCATCTAAAAAAAACAATATATCTTCAATTGATTACAAATACCCCGATTGGTAGTAATCACGTCATGTTTCCCCAGTGTAAAATATGTTTTTAATAAATATTTTTAGTTAAACAGAGAATTACGGAGAAAAAAATGGCGACTCCTCAATTATCTCCAGGCGTACTAGTCAGAGAGGTTGATTTAACAGTAGGAAGAGCTGATAATGTTTTAGATAACATTGGAGTGATTGCTGGACCTTTTCCAATCGGTCCTGTAGATTATCCAATTGATATTACAACTGAGCAGAGTTTAATTAGCACTTTCGGCAAACCACTCTCAACAGACTCTCAATATGAGTATTGGATGAGTGCATCATCCTATCTTTCATATGGTGGGATTCTTAAAGTTGTTAGAACTGCTGGTGCAACACTTAATAATGCTAATGCTGGTGTTGGTATTGCAGCAACTACTCTCTTAAGAATTGACAACTATGATGATTATCTCAATAATCACGATGAAGCTACAAATTATACTTATGCAGCAAAGAACCCTGGATCTTGGGGAAATGGTTTAAAAGTTTGTTTTATTGATGATGCTGCTGACCAGATTGTTGGTATTGCAACAACCAATCCATCTGCACTTGGAGCAACAATTGGATTTGGAGTTACTGCAAATCTTTCTGCTGTCACGATTCCTGGGTTAGGTTCAACCTCAACATTCACAGGATATCTTAAAGGTATCATTACTGGTGTTACAACTAATGCTACTAACGGTGCTAGTAGCATTGACGTAAAAATTCTATCGAGAGTTTCTACAGCAGGCACAACTGCAGGTACTGAAACTAAGATTAATTATGCAGAAGGGTCTTCTTTTGCATCATACTTAACAACAAGTTCTCTTCGTTTTGTTAATAACTCTGGTATTACTACCGGTGGTTCTGCAACTGCAGCAGTTACTCCAGCATCTGTTACTGATTGGTATGAGTCGCAAACTCTTGGATTAACTAACGCAACAATTTTTTGGAGATCTCTTGCACCTAAACCAATTTCAAATCAATATACACTTGAAAGACAAGGGTATGGTGATGGGTTACACGTTGTAGTTGTTGATGATTTAGGAAGTATCACAGGAAATCAAGGTACAATTTTAGAAACACATTTAGGTCTTTCGAAAGCACTTGACTCAGTATCTTCTGTAAATTCTCCTCAAAAGAATTGGTACGAACAATATCTTGCAGATTTCTCTTCACAGATTTATGCTGGAGGAAATCCATCAAGTGCTTCTGATGCATTTCACGGAACAACTCCAAGAGCAACTGGTTTTACCACTTATTCTGGAAATGCTGCATCATTTACTCCAATTACTCTTTCAGATGGACTATGGGGACAAACTGCACAGGAAGTAACGTTCTCTGCAATTGGAAATAAAACTTACACTTTAAGTAGTGGAGTTGATTATTCTGCTACTGGTGGAATGAAAGCAACTCTTGGAGATTTGATGAATTCTTATGATTTGTTCTCAAACAAAGATGAAATTCAAGCTGATTACGTTATTATGGGTCCTTCAATGGACTCACGGGATGATAGTAAAGCAAAAGCAGGATTCTTAATCTCTCTTGCAAATCAGAGAAAGGATTGTGTTGCAACCATTGGAGCTCACAAATCAGATTTAGTTGGTCAAACAAACACAACCACACAAACAACTAATTTAATTAGTTATTTTAGTTCACTTCCATCTTCATCATATGCAATATTTGATAGTGGATATAAGTATACTTATGATAGGTTTAACAACCAGTTTAGATATATTGCTTGTAATCCTGATATTGCAGGATTAATGACTCGTACTAATATTGTTGCTTATCCTTGGTTCTCACCTGCAGGACAACAACGTGGAATTCTTAATAATGCGATTAAACTTGCATATAATCCAAATAAAGCACAAAGAGATCAACTCTATCCACAAAGAATAAATTCTATTGTTACTCAACCTGGAATTGGAACTCTTCTGTTTGGAGATAAAACTGCTCTTGGATATGCATCTGCTTTTGATAGAATTAACGTTCGCCGTTTGTTCCTTACAATTGAACAAGCACTGGAAAGAGCTGCTCAGGCACAACTCTTTGAACTTAATGATGAACTAACTAGAGCAAACTTTAAAAACATTGTTGAACCTTACCTACGTGATGTTCAAGCAAAAAGAGGTCTTTATGGATTCCTAGTTGTTTGTGATAGTACAAATAACACTCCTGATGTGATTGACAACAACGAATTTAGAGCTGACATTTTCCTGAAACCTGCAAAATCTATTAACTTTATAACACTAACATTTGTTGCAACTCGCACTGGTGTAAGTTTTGAAGAAGTCGCTGGTACTGTTTAACTTTATATCTAAATAACAAAAGGAGGACTTAAACAATGGCATCAACAAGACCCAATCAAACAATTTCAAATTTTAAAACTGCAATGTCGGGTGGTGGAGCCCGACCTAATTTATTCGAAGTGGAGATAACAACTCTTCCAGAAGGAATTGCTTGGAATGCTAATAACTTCAAATTTATGTGTAAGGCAGCACAACTTCCAGGACAAACTATTGCATCAATCGATGTTCCATTTAGAGGAAGAACTTTTAAGGTTGCAGGTGACAGAACCATCGATGCATGGACGGTAACTATTATTAACGATGAAAACTTTGAGTATAGAAACGCATTTGAATCTTGGACTGAACTTATTGCAAAATTAGACAATAACCTTGGTGCAACTTTACCAGATGCATATATGAAAAATGCTAAGGTTTATCAACTTGGAAGGGGTTCTACGGCAAGCAGTACTAATAATACAGGATCTGCGAATGTTGTTCTAAAAGAATATGAATTTGTTGATATTTTTCCAACTTCCGTAGCACCAATTGATTTATCATATGATAGTAGTGATACAATTGAAGAATTTAAAGTTGAATTCCAAGTTCAAAGTATCGTTG